CATCATTAACAACAATTGGTCTAATTTCCAGCATCTCAGGGAACTCTTTTATTGACTTAACTAACTTATGGAATTTATTATCCTTTATTAATCTTGGGTTCTCTGGGTTTCTTTTTACTTGCGATATCTTTACTTTCTGTGTTTTCATCTTTAAAAAATTTTAATAGTTTTCTTTCAATTGCTTTTATTTTCTCGTTCATATTCATATTCGTTGTATAATCTCTTTATGGTGTCTACTAAACCTTTAACGCAACTACCACAACTTGAAGCTTCTTTATTAGTGTTAAATACTCTATTGTGTATGTTTAATAATGCTTTTTGTTCGTTTGCGTTTACTACGTTTTTATTTAAAGCAAAGAATCCTTTTAAATACATATATTCATCTTCATTTAAACATTCTACTTTGTAAGGAAACATTTTATTCAGCTTTTCTTTTCTTGCATCGCATCCGCAGTCTTTACCAAGTTTATCAAATATCCAATCAGTAGCTTGTTTTATACCTGTAGCTTTTGTTATCTTTTCTATGCTATCTCCAAATCCTTTACTTTTCATTTTTAATATATGCTATTTTTAATAATACTAAGTAACCTATTAAATCAGTTAATGTATCTTCTGTTTTGTCGTTTAATCCTTTGTTTTTTATTCTTGCTAACTTGTCATCTATTCTAACCTTTATCGCTTCAATAGAATCTAACTTGCTAAATATATTATATGGATTGTTTGCAGTATCTCCATAAGCTGCATTCTTTTCTAATAGCAAGTCTATAACTTCATTACCTATTTTTTTAATTAAGTATTCAGTCTTCATTAATCTTTTTTTTTATTTCTTTAATACAATTGTTTATTGTTCTCCATACAACTACGTGTGATATATTAGTTGCTGCAGATAGTTTTCTTATACTGTGAAATTTCTTTCTATATAAGTTAAATAACTTTCTATCAAACCAGTAAAATTCATTTACTATATCATCAACAACTTTTTCTATATCTACATACTTTGTATTATCTGCTTCTATAATATTTTTAAGGTCTTTATCAATTAGTAAATCTTTATCAACTCTTATAGTATCAATGAATATATTGTGCATCATCTTATATATAAACGCTTTATTTAAAGAATCGTTATACAGAATATCATTAATTTTTACTTTTTTACTATCAATTTTGCTATGTAAAGAAATATAAAAGTCGTGTAATAAATCTTTTGCTGGTATTTTACTGTTGCTGGTTATTTCCTCAGCCATAGATAGCCAAGTTTTTTCATCTTTAACTAAGATGTGTAGTATATTATTTACTTCTGTACTCATCTAATTCAAGAAGTATATTTACAAAATCATCGTATTTTAAAGCAATGTAATCATTTTCAAAGTTTTTAGTAAATACAACTACAGGTGTTTTTAGTGTGCCTCTTGCATCTCCTTCACTTTGTTCTAATGCTTTCCAAATATTAAGTTTTTCTTGATTCTTACATTCCCAGCTGTATTCAGATAATATTCCGCTTGTGGTTAAAATATCTCCTTTAAAGCTGAGGCCACCTGAATTGGGTGTTCTTCTTATATTAGTATCAAACTTCTTAGCTAAATCTTTTGCAATTTTTAACTCGAATCTTTTACCTTTTTGATTTGCGTTTAAACTCATATCTTCTGAAAATGTTTTCTTATTATTGCTCCAAGTTCAGCATCATTAGTATATATTCTACACAACAAAGCAATGTTGTACTCAAGAGGAGAATCATCACTACGGTAGTGAGAGTCCTTAGTTTGTCTGTATTCATTTAATGTTCTCTTTTTACTTTTCAAGATATTTTTTTATAATTACAACAATTAAAGAACCAGAGATAAAGCTGGTTATGTGTGATAGTATTAACATTAATAATATAGTTTTCATAGTATTTTTTTAACTTCTTTTTTTAACCTTGCAGTTTCTTTATAAGTTTCTATGCTTTGCAATTTTATAGAAATAATTTCACTTTTCAAAACTTCAATGTAATTTTCTTGTCTTAACATAACGTTTAAAGCTAAATATAGCGATTTTAAGGAACTTTCAGCTTCGGCTGGTATATTTCCATCACTATACTTATTTTCTATCTTTAGAATTAATATTTCTAATTTATTTTTAGCGTGTATTAAATCTATGTCATTCATCTTTTTAAATCCATTGTGTAAAGCAACTCATCCCCTAACTTACTATCTATTGTTTTAATAGTTCTATAAATGTTTATACTTTTCTTTTTGACTTCTTCTTTTTCTATTTTTGTTGAATCAGTTCCTAAGTGTGCGTATAATGAACAATCTATTCTTAATAACTCATCTATTTTTTGTTTATCTGTCCAGCTTGTAAACTGTGTAAACTTTTCTATGTCTTTGTATTTGTAATTCATAATTTTATTTTAAAACATTATTACCACCAATTGTAAATCCTAAACCACTATTGTAATCAAATCTAAGTGGCTCTGCGAGGTTGGTAGGTTTACCCCCAGTTTCTTTGTCTTTTATTTTATAAACATATACCTCTGTTTGCATCCATAAATCTTTATGAGCTACTAACCTATGTAAACAAAGGAAGTTGTCAACCCTGTTTGGAAACACTTGCCCTCCTTCACAGTCAGCTTTACGTGGTGCTTGTATATGCCCGTTTAATGGGTGGTCAGGTGGGTAAACTCTTCTTGCCGCTTCTGTTTGTGGGTGTATAGAAATATAAATTGTTTTTTTAGTTCTATTACAAAACTCTCTAACATCATTACATATTTGATAATTCCTATCAAACTGACCAACTCTTCTATTATGGTTTAAACCAGTAAAAGGGTCTATAAAACCGCCATCACAATCTGTTTCTTCAAATATTTTAAGTAGTTGTTTATGGTCGTATAATTTTCTATTATCTATAAAATAAAAGTATTTATTTATAATATTATGATAATTTTCAATTTCACTTCTTTTAAGTTCTTTAATGTTTTCACCAACCCAAAATTGTATGATGTCTCTTTTTAATTGTCCAACTTTATTTTCACCAGACCAAATGCACCATTTCTTTTCATACTTTTTAGTAAGAGCAGTTAAATACCACAACAACCAGTTAGTCTTACCAACGTTGTCCAACCCTAAGAACATATTGAACTCACCTTGTTTGTAAACGTAATAGTCATCTAATAAACAACCAATACCTAATCCTTTCTTTATTTTACCATCCCTGTAGTCAAATAAATACTTTAATGAATCTTGATTATTACTTAGCATTTTTTAAAACTTCTAAGACTTCAGGTTGTAATTTTAAAACATTGTCATCTTGATATTTATTATACCCTTTACCTTTCTCTTTTACTTTACCTTTCTCTTTACCTTTCTCTTTACCTTGTAGGTCAGGGGGGTAGTCACCCCCTTGCTTAGCCCCTTCCGTAGGGGTGTTTGATAGTTTGTTTCCAGTCTTAGTTTCATAACCGCTAACTTGACCGTCAATACTGTTTGTTTGACTGATATAAGCAAACTTTGCCATTCCTTTTAAATTAGTTGGTTTAATGCCTAAGAACTGTCTATTTAATAAAGCATCAATAAATTGTACTTTATCTGTGTCATTTTCGAGTTCATTATAGACATCAAAATAACTTCTAAAAAAATTAAATCCTTTTCTTTTTGTTAGTTTCATAATTGATTAGTTTGATTTGATTGGTTTAATATATAAAAATATTTATTGATTTTTTTATTTTTTTTAAATTCTGTTTGATACGGAGCTTGTTTAATTACTACTCTACTATTAATTAATTCATTTTTTAATTCAGATAAATTATATAAATAATATCCATATCCATCTTTGCTTTTATTATCGTGCACAATATAAAAAGCAGTTTTTTTATGATAATTAGCAGCCATTAATAAAGAATAAAATTTATCTACTTGTATGTATTTTTCTTTATAATATTTTTTTCTAAACTTAAATTCAATAATTCTTTTATCATCATAAGCATCCCAAGCTTCAAATTCATCAGTTGTTTTTTGAATTGATAAATCGAACTTTTTATTTAACCAATCTATCGTAAGTATAGTTTTTTCTTGCTCAGTCATTATATAATTCTTTTTCGCTTTTAGATAATCCTTCATATGTGTAGTGATGTGTATTTTCTCCATATAACATTTCATCTTTATAGTATGGAACAACTTTTGAACCTAAATTTGTTTTATAACCATCAAGTATATAACAATATTTATTTTTTATATACGCTTTACTAAGTCCAAATCTTTCACAAACTCTATCAAGTGTTCTAATTCTATTAACACCTTTTATGCTTTTACTTAAAAGATAGGGGATAAGTTTTCTATCCTCATCCCCTAAATGATAATTAAATATATAATCACTTTTATCTTTTTTCATTTTCATTAGAAAGGTAAATCAGATTTAACTGGTTCTTGAGTTACTTCCTTTTTTTCTTCTGGTTGGTAAGTATCAACACTTAAAGAAACATCCTTGTCGTATTGGTCAGGCTGGTCTTTAATGTTAATATTTAACTTTAAGTAAGTTTTTCCTTTGTATTCAAAAAAGTGTTCTTTGGCTTTATCTAAATGAACTGTTACTTTTAACCAGTCAGCACCCATTTTTTTACCGCCTCCACAATATATCGTTTTTTGTTTTTCCATTATTAATTATTTTTAATATTTATTTTTTTATTTTTTATACCTGATATTTTTTCTTCACAATCAAATTCTTTACTCATTAATTCATCTAAACAAACATATTGATCAATTTCATAACCTAATGTTTGAACTAAGTTACAAACGTGATGCAACATACCAGGAGCTGTTACTTCGCTATCTTTAATTTTAATTGTATATTCTACGCCAAAATGGCTAATAGAAATAATTGTTGGTTCATTTATACTATATTTATTCATTGTTATTTGTTTTTGTTGTTTATAATCTGGCAACCAATGCCATTCTTTTTTAATCATTTATATTTTAATTGTTTCTATATATTCTCTACAAGCCTTAACTCTATCAATAATATTTTCTATTACTTCTTCATCATAGCTTATTTCAAATATTTTTATTCTGTATTTATCTTCTAAATTATTATATGTATAATCCTTTTTAAATTCTTCATAAATAGATATATCATTTGAATAATTAGGAGATTTAAAAAATTCTTTTTCAATTAAATCTTCTGGAGTATCCATTAATGTATATATTAATTTAGCTTTTTTTAATCCAGACAAATGCATATAACCTTGAGCTTGATAATAATAGCCTTTAGTTGGTATTTCTGTTTCTAATAAAGGAAACGTAAAACAATTCCAACTGTTTTTAACTTCTAATATTTCATCTTTATTTATAACATCTGGAGTGCCAGTCATAAAATCATTTTCAAAAGATTTATAGTTTTTTCTTAGTTTTTTATATTCTAATTGTTTTCCTATAAATTCAATTGATTCATCTTCCACGCTGTTTCCTTTAAACATATACTTGCTAGAAACTTCTTCTTTACGACCATATATTTGTTCGATGTACCACTTCTTGCAGTATGTTTCAGCTCCAGCAGAAACCAACCTGTCTTTTTTAGGTTTAGTCATAATGCTATTAATAGCTGAACATCTTATTTTAAAGTCAATCATTATTTCTTAAAGCTATCTGCTTCCTCTTCTGAATAAACACCATATTCGTAAGCGTTGATTAATTTTAGCACTAACCTATCTTTTAAACGTTTCTCAGCCATTGACCAAGGGTATACCATCTTGCAGTTCTTAGGTGATGCTTCTCCAGTTGACCACATAACTTTATTACCGCGTTTTGCATCTCCTACTATTGCAATATCTTGGTTGCCATCCCTGTATATAGTTGGTGCGCCAAATTGTATGTTTTCTTTTGCTGCTATCTTTTCGCAAGCATCGTGGGTAATAATCCACATTGAACGAGTGCCTCTTTTTAATTCCCAAAAGTCATCTTTGGATAAATTATATTTTTCTGCTAATTGTTTTATATTCATAATTGTTGTATTTGTTTTATTGATTGTTTTATTATTAATAGTCGTTTGGGATTGTATCGCATTCCAATAGTGCGTAATTGTTTTTCAATTTGATTTAACT